TGCTGCTGCTCCACCCCCAGTATATTCCGCACCGCCAAAACTTATATTTATAGTAGGTGTATATCCGCTTCCATTGGGAAAAGCTGCTTGAAGTGTTGCCTCCCAACCAATCAAAATGGCATCATAATTTGATGTTGAAAAAGTAGTATTTTGTGCAAAGTTTGTGAAATTTGTTGCGCTTGTTATATCCCACGATGATAAATTTTGATCAACGTTTGTACCTCTTAATGCTAAACTAAAATTTGTTACATTACCAACATCAATCGAACCCAATCCAACACCCGCATAAGATGAAGAGTTATAAAAACCAACATCGAGTCTTGTAACATTTGAAAAATCCCAATTTGTAAGATTGCCGTTAAAAGATGAACTTCTGAATGTACCACTCATTCGAGTGACATTTGACCAATTAGGAAAATCTGTAGCTGTCCAATCGCAATTTGCAACACCAAAAAACGCTTTGTTTTGTTGAGAACCCCAAGCAATATTTCCCCATTGTTTAACTTTTATTAGTTTGTCTTTATCCCCACTATTATTAAAGAAAATTTGAGGAAATGTGCCACTTATTGAAATATCATAATCTCCTGCAGCACCAAAAGTTATTGTTTGACCTCCTGCAACACCTGTAAAATTTTGACCATCTGAGGTGCTGATGTCGTAATTGTAGACTCCTGAAGCCGTAGGAATTGTGATACTTTCGTTTGAAGAAGTTGTTCGCCAAGTCGTGATAAAAGAAGTTGTGTCATGATCTTCTAAAACACCAAAAGAAACAGCCTGCGGACTACTAACATTTCCAGCAGCATCTGTTGCTGTAACTGTAAATGCATAACTAGATTTATTTTCAAAATCTGGATCAGCTGTTAAAGTAACAAGATTATCTGTAAGCGTTAAGAACGCAGCATCTGCGCCAGCAATGGCATAAGAAGCAACCGCAACATTATCTGTTGCGACAATTGTATAAACTAACTGACCAGCTCCTGTGTTTTCTAAAATATCAACAGCATTTGCGCCACTTGTTATACTTGGGCTTTGCTCGTCTATATCTAAAACACCAAAAGAAACAGCCTGCGGACTACTAACATTTCCAGCAGCATCTGTTGCTGTAACTGTAAATGCATAACTAGATTTAGTTTCAAAATCTGGATCAGCTGTTAAAGTAACAAGATTATCTGTAAGCGTTAAGAACGCAGCATCTGCGCCAGCAATGGCATAAGAAGCAACCGCAACATTATCTGTTGCAACAATTGTATAAACTAACTGACCAGCTCCTGTGTTTTCTAAAATATCAACAGCATTTGCGCCACTTGTTATAATTGGACTTTCACCATCAACACCAACTGAAATTGTATCTAAATTTATTGAACTTGTAACTGTTATAAGATTTGTTTTTTGCTCTATTGCTGCCAACCTAGACAGAACTGCAGATAAATCTACAGGACCACCAACTTCTGCAATTATTAATGTTACATTTTCTGAAGGATTATCTACTAAAATTGTAACAGGCTCATTTTCTTGCTCTATTTTTAGTGTTATACTATCCATAAGTAGCATCTTGGTTTATTGTAATTGATCCCTCTACATAAGTCCTAATAATACCATCAGCAAAAGTTATTTCAATATCATAGAAATAGGTCCCAACATCCCAATAAATGCTTGTTAACTGATTTATCTTAAATTTACCCGCCAACCCTTCAATAATTGTAATTCCAGATGTAGAATTAACATCATGCACTTTTGCGCCTGTTCTACTTCCATATCTAAATTGGCATTGAATACTAGCACCCTCTAAACTAATCGGCAATAATGTCCCTGAGTTTACTAACGTAAATGCTACAGACTTGAATGTATCACCTTTTTTATGGTCTGGGAAATCGTAAATTTGTGTCATGTTAAAAATTTAGTATTTGATTATTAAATAATTATCGGACCCTTTATGTATTAACTTAGCACTATGGCCCTGTGATATAGTACCGCCTAAAGATGACGGATTAGAATTATTTACAATATTAATAGAAACACCAGCCCCTGCAGTTATTGTAAAGCTTCCAGAATGTGAACATATAACCTCGTATTCCTGGACTCTTAAACCTGCAGGTATTTGCAAATAACTTGCAGACATACCCCCTAAGCTTTCAAGATATCTATGTGAATCTAATAAGGTAATTGTACCAAAGAAACTTGTATAATTATAATTTCCAAACTTTAAAAGTTCGTCTATATTTCCATCATGCTCTGCAGCAGTTAACGGACTTCCTTTTACTAATCTTTTAACTATTGCCATTTAATCAAATACATTTAATTCAAAAACCCCAGGCTCAAAAACACCTACTGATTCAGGTGTTACATGCACAGGACTTGAAAAGGTTATAAAATATTTTTCACTCATTTTTTTACTTTTTATGTAACGCTAACACTTTGACCATTTGGCAAATTAACAACAGTTCCAGATCCATTTATAACAATTGCGCTTTGAATTATAAATTGCGACAACGCATAAAAGTTGTCATTTGTTCCATAATCAAAATATCCTTGCGCCTCTAACGTAAAGCTAACAGAATCACTGTCAGCAAAATTCATTGTAAATGTTTCATTTAAATACGGATCATTCTGAATGTTATCATTATTAAAAATGTCTACATTGTTTTTTTGGATTAGCATAGACGCGTCAGCGTCTGCAGAATTTCCTGTTGCAATTGTTTCAAGAATTACATCTATACTTAAATTTAAAGACGTGCCAGCTGGCAGTTGTGGCGTTACAGACATGTCAAAAATTCGTTTCTCTCTTTTTACATTTTCATCTTCTGATTCTGTTAACGTCTGCGTTAAAACAATTGTATAATCTAAATTTCTAATCACCCTTACAGAATCAAAAGCGGTCAATCCATCGTTGTCTGTTACAGTAATTTTAAATTCATACAAGCTTTCTGTAAGATTGGATAAATTTGTACCTAAAGCTGTAACTGCTGAAAAGGTCGCCAGCGGACTTGCTGGCGTCACCTGCTCCCAAATTTGCGAGGCTATCCAGCCATCTTGATCATAAGCTGTTGCCAACAACGATGAAGTTGTTTCTGCATTATTTATAGTCACATCTTCACCCGCATACACAAAAGGCGGAAATGCCGAAGGAGTATCTGCAGCCGCATCATACAAACATTGATGAAGCATTACACTAGTTGTGTTTGCCGTTAAGTTGTATGTACAGTTTGATACATAAAAATTGCTAATATTTGCAAACGGAAAATTAATTAAATCATTGAAAGAAATTTTTCCTAAAAACTCCCCATCTACAACAAAAGATTCTTTGCTAAACAGTCTGCTTATCACTTTAGCGTAGGCCTTTAAAAAACGATCTCTTTCTATATTTGTAAGTGAATCAGTATATGATTCTGAGTTTAATAAATTAGGCAAACTAAAATCATAACTGTAAACCCTTACCGATAAAACAGTAGCATCTGGCAGCAATGAAGCTGTTTCAATTACCATCTGCTCCGCATTGTTATAATTAAAAATTATATCATTAACAGTAAAAAGAACACCAGCAATGTAAATTGAATTTCTATGCCGCTCTAATAGTGTTAAATCTAACAAACTTAAAACTGCATAAAACTTGCTGTTTGCCTCAAAAGAATACAATGTTGTTATTGTAACAGATTCATAAGTAGCACCAAAAGACCTATATTTCTGTAACTGAAACGACTTTGCGCCTGAATTTATATGATCTGCAATAGGCACATTTATATCTATAAGTGTTGAATAATTATCATTGACTAAAACTGTAAAAGAATCATCCTCTAAACCCTCGCCAATTTCCGCAACTGTTATTGCTGTAAATTCAAAAGACTTAAAAGGTATAAAAGTTGTGCTGTATGGCTGGTAAATTCGCAAATCTAGTACTCCAGCTTCCGCAGCTATAAACGTATAATCTATTTCTGCATTTTTGTTTTTGTCAAAACTTAAAATCCCCTGGTTTATCTGATTTGATCCAGAATAATTTGAGACAACAGAAGAAGAATTTAAACGCAAATCATATTTTAAAGGATCTGTAAAAGTACCATCTTCAACATAAGCCTCCAGCAAACCTGTATCTGTTGTATCTGATTCAATTTTTATTTTTAACTTAAATCTAATCCGCATTCCTTTACGAATATTAATTCGTTTAAAAAGTGAAATATAATCTGTTGCAATAGTTGACAATGATTCATGAAAACGTATCGGCAAACGGACCAATAAATTAGCAATGTTTGCTGATGCATTTATACCGTTATGCTGCAACCATGCAGCAGGGAATACTATTTTATTTGCTGCTATTTCTCCAACAATACCACGTTCTTTAATTCTTGTAACCCCATCATTTAGGGCAACCAACGCAACCTTCTTTTTTGCTGTTGCACTTTTTATTGTTGGATTTATTGTAACTGTTGGATTTGCCAACGGCACCGCAACAACACGAGTACGCGCAAACTTTGTTTTTTCTTGTAGTGTTCCATCTGAGTTAAAGCTAGATCCAATGTAAGTGCTTAATGTTCTTTTATTATATCCTTCAATAAACCATTGGCCCTGCTCCTGAAAGCACACGCAACCTAACGAAATAAGAAGTTCAACTAATACATCATAAACGCTTGTATATTTATCTTTTTCTGCATCATAGTAGTGACGCATGTCTAAAAAGACATTCTCAAAATTATCATCAGCTGACGGCTCTAATGCTGCAGCAAAGCGAAGATTTAAATTTAACCCTGTAAAAGCCAAGGCAGTTGTTATAATATCAATTACAGAATGCTCATCTTTATAAAAATCAGGCGCAAAGAATTTACCTTTTAAAAGTCCAAGCCCACAAACGGCTGTAAAATTTAATGTAATATGCTTATATTGGTAAGGCTCTGAATACGTTTCAGGCAGCAGGAATCCAACAAAATCAATTTGATTTGTATCTAAATTAGTTAAAGAAACTTTAAAACGATATTCATTTGCTGTAAAAAGATCTGCATATACTGCGTCATTATTAGAATTGTCTATAATTGTGAACTGCAATTCAGTACTTACAATGTCTTGAATTTTATCATCAGATCCGTTTTTAACCAACAACAAAGAGCCTAGTTCTGAAAAGCGTTCAGAGGTAACCCATGAACCGTCTACAGTATCAAATATTTGAATTTTATATTCCATCAACCGATTCTGTTTTTACGCTTTGAAACCCTTGAAGCACTTAATGCCAAATCTTCACCTCGTATTTTACCCTGTACCTCTATATTTAAATTCATTGGCCCAGATCCTGAAGGCTGCAACATTCCTAACAAATTTCCTTGCTGTCTAGTATTTAAAATCATTTCACCGCTGTTAACACGCGCAAACAATCTATCACCACTAAAAGAAGAACCACCAACAACACCACCATTTGCAAACCCTCCAGCATCTTGTCCTTTTGTTATATTGGCTGTATTTTTAATTACAGAACCCAAAGCAACCAATGCAACACCTGCAGCAATAGCAGTAAACGGATTTTTAAAAGATGCCTTAATTGCTAAATTTGCAACCCCAATTTGTATTGCGGCCTTTCCTAGCTGTACAGCAATACCCCCAATAGTACCCAATAAAGCCCCAGCAACATCACCCATTGACGCAGTACCAGAAAGCAAAGCACCAATCATTTCACCAAAACCAACCAAGACATCTGTTGCCATTTGTGTAACTGCCTGGCTCATCTGATCTGAAAAGTCTATGAAATTATCTTTAACTCCTGTTAGTACCGAATCTAAGTTTGCTGCATCTGCAGTTACACCTTCAACAAGTGGAGAAATACCAACAGAAAAAGAACTTGTGTCTAATGCTTCGGCTCTTGGTCTAGTGGCGCCACCGTCAACACCACCTGTCTTTTCTTGATTAATTTTTTTATTTGTATCTAAAATACCTAATAAAATATTTTGTTCTTCTTTTAATAGTCCAATCTGATAGTCTATTAAAATAGAACCAGAACTTGTAGCATCATTTTTTTCTAAAATAGCTATCTTAGCAAAATCATCTGCTGTGTTAGCGTCTTCTTTTAATTTTAAAATTCTTTTAGCTCTTCTTATACTTTCTTTTTCTGCTTTTAATTGAAGCTCTATAATCTGACCAGAAATTGCTTCTAGCTTTTCTTGCGCAGCTTTTATTCTTGCGTTTCTTAACAGCTCTTCATTATACAATTTTAGTGCATCTGTAGTAGATTTAGTATTAATTGTTTCTAGTGTTAAATTTCCAAGGTATTGAGGTGATAGTCGGTTTAATTCTTTTATTGCTTTTATTCTCGCAGTCTTTGCAATATTTTCATTTTTAGCTGTGAACAACAGCTCTTGTAATTTAGATTTTTGTTTAACAATTGACTTAGAGGCTTTTTCATTTACTTGCTGTAAAGTAGATTGAATTGCTACTGCCTCTTCCGTTTCTTTATTAAAAAAAATAAAATAACTTGCAACTGCTGCAATTGCAACCGCCAAAGCACCAAAAGGATTGGCTGCAATTATAGCTGTTAATTTTATAAAACCACCCTGCAAGGCAATCAATACAGTTTTTAAATTAATAAACCCAGTTACAATTGCTGGCAAAATTGTACCAGCCAATACCAATAGAGGACCAACCGCTGCAGCAATACCTCCAAGAATTAAAATAAATTTTTTAGTTTCTGGATTAAGACTATTAAAATCACCAACCAATGAAATAATCTTTTCAGATAATTTCTTTATGGCTGGAGCTAATATGTCTCCAATAGAAATAAAAGCACCTTCTACAGCAGATTTTACTCTAAAAAAAGCACCTTGTAGAGTATTATCCATGATGTCGGCCATTTTTTTAGCAGATCCTGCAGCTTGACCATACGTTTTTGTAAAGGCTTGTGCCTCCTTTACATTATCTGCCAAAACATTAGCAACAGTAGCACCCCTTTTACCGAACAAATCCATTGCTGTTTTATTCTTATTTGTGCTATTTTGTATTTGCTTCAAAGCAGCATCCATAGTAAAACCTTTATCTGCAATGTCAAGAAAAACATTTCTCAACCCTGTTCCAGCGGTAGTAGCATCGATCCCTGCATTAACTAAAACAGACAACAACCCAGTAGCTTCTTCTAATGAAACATTAGCAGTTTTAGCAACTGGCGCAAGCGTAGACATTGCAGTTTTAAATTTATCTAGATTTAAAGCAGAACCGCTAAAACTGCTTGCCATTACATCCACCACTCTTTGAGTTTGTGAAGCATCTAACCCAAAACCCCGCAATGTAGATGCAGCAACTAACGCACTTTCCGCTAAATCTTCGCCAGTAGCTAGAGAAAGCTCTAAGGTTGCTTCTGTAGCTGCCAAAATCTGTTTCGGGTTAAATCCTAACTTAGAAAAATTTAATTGTAATTGTGCTACTTGAACAGCAGTAAATCTAGTAGTTTGTCCTAAGTCTTTTGCATTTTGTTGCAGTAAAGAAAACTCTTTAGCAGTAGCACCAGAAATTGCTTTTACTTTTGCCATTTCTTGCTCTAAACTTGCAAAAGAATTCACTGCTAAAGTACCTAATCCAACAATTGGAGCTGTAAGCCCTACCGTTAAATTTTTACCAACCTTTGTAAGATTTTGCCCCATTTTAGCAATCTTTCGGTTTGCGTTTTGCATCCCTGAAGAAAACTGTGCTAAATCTGCAATAAACTTAATATTGATACTTGCTAAACCTGCCACTTATTCTTTTTTATTGGTTTGTTCTAACTTCTTTGCAATTACTGCCTTTTCTTCTGCTGTAAAAAAACGCCTATCTTCAACACCCTGCACATTTTCCCACGCAAACGGCATATATTTTTCTGGTGTTAGACTCTTGTGCTTTTTGTCTAAATGCGGTGCAATTATTGCAAACTCTAAACGCCTGTTTAAAACCAGCTTTATTTTAAAATTTTCTTCTTCTTTTTTTCTACAACCAATTAAAATATTATTAAATTGTCGTTCTGTCAAAGAATAATAATATTTAAGCTTTAAGCCTAATTCACCACAAGCCAACTGCTCTAACTCATCAAAAGTAGGATCAAAACAAACTGCTTCTTTTGAGTTTTTTACTTTCCCCGCTTTGCTGGGTTTGCAACTGCAGGAGTTTGTGATTTTTCAAATTCTGCAATCAAGTCAGCCATTAATTCAGGACTTGCTGTTATAGAATCCAGAACATCGTCTGTTGTGAAATCATCATCATGACCAGCATTTAAAACAGCTGATTTGAACAACATCGCCATAAAACCCAACTGCGCAAATGTTGGATCTTCTAAATTTTGTAAATTAAATTTCTTAACTATTTTTTCATAATCTGAAGGTTTAGAATATCCGTAATGCTCAACAATTCGCCTAGTGCTACCAACACCAAACTTAACTCTGTACTGTTTATTATTTATTTTGATTTTCATATAGTTTGAGTTTAAAAAAAGCGGCTATAATCTAACCGCTTTTTTTTGATTAAGCTGTTACACCAACTGTTGCGTCAGTTACTCGCATGGTCCATGAATAAGTAACCACCTCATTAACAGTTGACTGAATTTCTACTGTTTCTAAATATGCATTTCCAGAAATTGCAATATTTCCAGAAACACCATCACCAATAGAAATTGCTTTTTTTGCTTTTGAAGCGTTCCATTCGTACAATGAACTTATATCTTCTTGCGCATCCCCTGAACTATTATCTGCATAACCGTTTCCAGACAATGAATAAGTAATTTTGCCAGGGTTTACAGAATGCTCTACATCTTTAGACGCAAGCTCTTGAAACTCTGTTGTTTGTCCATAAGAAAAATCGATCTCATGATAAATTGTTTTTGTGTCGACTGTTACCCTTAACAGGCTTCCTTTAATGTCAAATGCCATAATTTTACTTTTTAATGTTACTTTTTAATGTTAAATATTTGCTGTGTATAAATTTGTTCTTGTTCTGCAAAAAAACTTTCTGCGCTTTCATAGCTATAAAAATTTGAAGATGCACCAAAAGCCGCTTCTACTTGATCTGCAATTGTTACACTTAACGTGTAAGAAGGTGCCCATGAATTGACAGTCACTTTAAACTGACGAACACCGCCTTTTGTTTCTGCAGCTATAAATTTAATTTCATAAGTCACAAATTTATTTCCGTCTATTTTCTCAGCAACAAGCGGCCTTACTCCTAGATGACTTCTAGTTAAGTAGGAAGTAAGATTTGAATAATACCTTAAATCTGCCCAAACTGTATTTGCTATTTCTGCTAACATTTACGAACTCAATTTATTTATTTGCTTTTGAATATATCTTTCCATCCTTTTTTCTGCATCAGCAGAGATCAATCCTTTTGTTTGACCATAGGCTTTATCTATGAAAGCATTCGATTTAATTCTCTTCGTTCCTCTTATTACAAACTGCCTTAGATACCAACCATCTGCTTTTCTTGTGCTTCTAGGGCTTACAAAAACAGTTGGATTTCTTGACCTTCGCATTGTCTTTTTTCCAATACTTTTTTTACCTGTTCCTGGCATAACCCAAGTACCAAAAGACTGACTTTTTCTTTTTTGAACGTGCGGCTTCTTACTTACAGGAGCCATCTGTTTTGCAACTTTTACTGTAGGATTTGCGACTTGACCTAGTATTTTTTCTACTTCTCTGCGCTTTACTTTATCATTTGTTAATGATTTAATCTTTGACTTTAATTTATCAAAACCTTTAATTTCAATCAATGACTTACTCACGCCTTACCGTATTTATTTGCAAATATTGCTTTGGCACCTTCTGAACTACGGAAACAATATTATATTCTAATCCGTCTGAATCTTGTACCAGCATTTCTGCCGCTTTTCCTTTTATTAATTGTTTATCATATCTAACAATAAACGATGAATTAAAAATTGACCGAACCCTGCCATCTTCATCCTCTTCAGCACTATTTTCTACATAGTTAGCCCAGCACGATTTTAATACAAGCCAATTTGGCAATGATTCGCCATTTAGAATTGAATTATATGGGTTTTCATGCAAAATAGAAATCCTGTATTTTAACTCACCTATGTAGACTTTATCTTTCAATTAGTAGCGTCTGTATGATTGCAACAGATTTTCTGAAGCTGTTTTTTTGTCTTTTACTGTATCTTGTCTGTTTTCATTATAACTAGAAGCAATTAATAAAATAGCAACAATTATATCTTTTGGGACCTTTTTATTTGGATAGCCAACAGTTACATCTAATGTTACGACATCTGGCTTAAATTGCATAATCTCAGGCAACTCATAATCTTCATTAAAGACTACAGAAGTTTGATACTCATCTGTTGATTGCAATGAATACTCTGTTGCTGGTACAGTTTCAACTGTGCCATCTTTTTTTCTGTATGTAAAAGAATCTACTGATCTTATAATCTGCTTAGAAAATGTCAGCACATCTTCAAAATCTTTGCCTGTTATTCTAAATTTTTTTTCTGAAATCTCTGAGTTTATAAAGTTTTCAGCCTTTACAATTGCAGCATCAATGTACGCTTCAATTAAATCATCTTCTAAATGTGCTGCTCCTGGATCATCAAAACGCATTTGCTTCTTTGCCTTTTGCAAGCTTACTATTTTTGGTGAATAATGATTTAAATTTTGTACAAATGCCATAAATTATTTTTTTGTTTTGCTAACAAACTCTGCATACTTGCTTTCTACAAGTTCTTCTGCAAATGCTTTTGAATACTCTACAACATCACCAGGACTTGCAGACAAAAACCACTTTCCAGCTACAGGCTCTAATATTCTTACTTTTAATTTTTTTACTACTGCCATTTTAATTTTTTTAAAAAAAAGCCTTTGCCATTACAACAAAGGCCTTTCAAATTAACTCAAATCACTATGAAAAAAAAACTATGATAATGTCATTACTTTGTTAACTGCAAACGCTTTTTCATTTGAAACGGCAACATCTGAATAGCCTTCAATAATTAATCTAACATTTGAGTTTGCTGCTTGCGTGTATGGATCTACCATAATAGAAACAGAACCCCAATACCCAACTGTTAACTGATTCCAATCACCAAATATTATTGGATGTTTGTCTGTGTCTAAAGTTGGTACCAATGTAGAAGTCATGTAATTGTAACCATTTAATTCTTTACCATCTGTTAAGAAAACACCAGAACCAGCATCTATTTTTGTGGTTTTTAAAGCAGATCTTAATTTAGTGTCCGATAAATAACCTCTATTAACTGATCCAGCGTCTGCATCGTCAATTAACCCTTCTAACGCTACAATTGTGTCATAAGTTCCAACTCCTGCTGTCGTGTTGACATTGGTAGTTATTAAATTTAACAAACCATTTGGCGCATCCCCTCCTGCCCCATTTATTGCGTTTTGTAAAACGGCATTACCGTAAGCAATATTTATTTGCTCTATAATGTATGCCTCAATATCAAAAGAAGTTTGTGCAAGCAATTTTTTAGAAATATCTACAACACCAGCGCAACGCTTTGGCTTTAAAGTAGGACCTGCAAAACCTACATCTGTTGGAGAAACTGCTGCATTTTCTGCGGCATAACTAAAACTAAAAGCCCCAGAAGTAGGCAGCGGCACATCTCCAACTAACCCACTCATAACATTCACACCCAAAGCCTCTAAGGCCATTGTTGGTTGTAATGGTCTTACTAATGCAGGATCAGAAGCAACTAACGCGCCCCCTTTTGCTCCTGAATTACCATCTACAGACTGATTTCTGTTTTGCATTGGCAAAGAAATAACCAGACCATCTTTAATTTCTAAACCTTGCGCACGCATTTCTGTTTGCGTTTGTTCGTGAACTTCTTTTTCTGCTCCAGTCAATGCACTACCGTTTGAAAGAGTTCTTAAAGCTTTTAATAAAGAAAAACGTGCTATTTTCTTTGGCGCATCTATTACAGGCGCGGTAACATTTTGACCAGCTGCAGATCTTGCTGCCTGGCTTACTTCAAATTTTTCTGCTCTTTCTATTGACAAATTTACGTTGTCAATTTCTACTTGTAAAGCATCAAATCTTTCTTCTTGATCTGGTGTAAAACCAGCCGATTTTGCAGCATCTGCAATTACTTGTTGTGCATCAATTTTAGAAGCACGTTCTACTTTTAATTCAACTGAACTTTTCATTTAATTTCTATTATTATTAATCAATATTTGTGCTTCTTGAACACTTCTTTTTTTAACATTTACAACATCAGTAACAGGAATTTCTGCAACGATTGATGTTTTAATTTCTTTTAATGTTTCTGCATTTCTTTTGTGCGCATCAGGATTTGCACCAACTGAAACAATAGACCACTCGATTAACTCTGATCTATCAAAATACAGTACTTCCTTGTCTTCGTTTTTTTCTTCATCCCCTAAGTGAGCTTTCAAAACTCTAGCACCTACAGAAGCCATTCTTAATGTTCCAGCTTGCACTTTTCTAAAGATCTTTTCAGCTCTTGGATTAACATCTGCATCTTCAAAGGTTACTGTGCCAATTAGCATATTGTCTTCAATTCTAATTGTTGAAGTCCCTATTAAGTTGTCTGGATCTTCTGAATATGACCTGTGCTGATAACAAACAATAGGATTCCGCTCATATCTGTTAAGATCCCAACCAGACATTTTAAATACTGTGCTGTATGAATCAACAGCATCTGAAGAAATAACAAATTCAACTTGTCTATTTTCTAGCATTTCAGCTGTTGTGCTTCTTACATATGCGTCACGCGTTACAATGCGAGCAGTTAATTTTTTAGTCATTTGTTTTGCTATTTAATTTTTTATTTATTTGCTCTTGCGTTTGCATGTTTACAGGCGTTAAAGGCTGATCTAAACCTACAATTTTATTTAAGCCTAATTTTTTTCTAACATCTGCCCTTGTCATGGTGCCAGAGAAAATCATTTTGTTATAATATTCTGCTTCTGTTTTTTTGTCAGCCTGCATTAATGAACTAATGTCAAAATCTGTCCTAATACCTTGCATCCTTTCAGTTACTGTGTATAATTTAGCGTTATACTCTTGCTGGTTTATCATGGCCCAAGGCAGAATTGAATCTGAAACATGTGAAATACTTTGATTTTCCATGTTTGAATTGTTCTGATTTTCTGTGATTTTTAATTTAAAAACAGGAAGATTTAACCACCTTGCAACCTCGCCAATTGCATGCTTGTTCGTTTCTAAAAACATAGATTCCTGAGGCGTTAGCTTAATGTGCTGAAATGATCCAGCTTCATCAACAACAGCAACCTTAAACGGATTTGAATTGCTCAAAGAAGCAGACAGCGCGTTACCATATCTGGTTTTCGCATCGTTTTTCATTTCTTTTGTTGTAGTTACAACCCCAGTACCAATCCCTTTAGAAGCATAATATTCTTCTGCAAATTCTTGTGAAGACAATGCAACACCTAAAGATTTAGCAGCAAAGGTTACAATGCCAATGCCTGTAATACCATTGTCTGAAAAAAGAGATCTATAATGGAGAATGTTTTTTGATTCTATAATTTTATTATCAAAGTGATAAAACAATTGCCCTTCAAATTTTTTGACAATAACAGGCGTTTCTGACTCGTCTATATACTGCAAAGATTCAACCTGTCCGTTGAATTTATTTCTAATTATTTCTGCGTAACCGTTCCCCTTTAAAATTGCACATTTTAAAAGAATTGAATCAAAACCGAAGGCATTCATATAATTATTCGGCCGTTCGTTTATTAGATAATCGCAGGGATGTGAAGTAAATGAATCTGTATTGCCATCTACCTTTTTTACCACCTGTTTTGGTAGCTTTGCGTAATCGTTGCAAATAATTGTAATTCCGTTATAAAATGCAGAAAGCGTTAAAGCTGTAGATCTATTTACAGAAGTGCCTTTTTTGGTAACTGCACCACCACCAAACCAATTGAAAAAGCCACCGCCATCTGTAACAATAGAAGCTGATCGGATTTCTTGATTTTGCTGTAACGCTTGAATTAACATAAAAACACCCTGTTTGTGGGTGCAATATGCAACTAAATGAATGTTCTGTTATGTAACTTTGTTACTTTTTTTTATATAAATATATATATTTATATACAATATAGCCAAAATACAATTCTACTAATATCAAAAGAATTGCCAGAACATAACGAACAGGATTATTAAATAATGGTAATTCTAAAAGCAGAGAAG